TGTAGTAGCAATGAAGAAATTAAAACTCAAAGAAGATGAAGATGGTAATAAAATAAGTGATGTGCGTGGTATTAGAGCTGGTTGTAAAGTTATGAAAACACGTTACGCAAAACCTTTTGAAGGTGTACAGGTTAAAATTCCGTATGAAACAGGTATGAATCCTTATAGCGGACTTGTAGAACTTTTTGAGAAAAAAGGTGTTATTGAAAAAAGTGGTAACAGACTAAAATATGTTACAACAGAAGGTGAAGAACTATTAGAATATCGTAAAAATTGGACGGGAGAACTTCTTAATCGAGTAATGTCAGATTATCTTGAAAAAGAAAATTCTGTGGTAAATATCGACGAGGTCAAAGAAACCACAGATGAATTACAAGAGCAGGAGTAAGTTTAAATGGACGCAAGCCTAATAGTAGATATGTGGACTACATTCAAAGAGTCATTAGATAAAAAACAGGTAGAAACTGTAGCAGAAAGATTTGTAGATACTTGCGCAGATTACGGCGCAGATGATGTACATTTTAGAGATGCTATGGGTACATGTGATATTTTGGATGCGGCAATTTCATACTACTTAGACATAGACGAGGACATTGATTACGATGAAGAACCAGATGACGATGTGTGGGATGATTAATTATGGGTTGGTACTCGGAAGTAGCGAGAGACATAAGTAAGATTCCTGATGCTATAAGTTACTTTGAAAGTCAGCTTATAGAATCTAAGGACGAAGTCAAGCTCAGAGGTAATGTCGAAAAGGCAGCCTCTGAGTTACCTGGTATTGTTGAACATAGGTTTAATCAACTACAAGAAATTGAAGCAATATTGAACTACATGAACATTGAATGTAAGCGTTTGCGTAGTACAAAATTTAAAAAATATCTTGAAAACTATCAACGAGCATTATCTAGTAGAGACGTTGAAAAATACGTTGACGGCGAAGCTGACGTAGTTGACTATGAAAAAATCATTAACGAATTTGCTCTATTGCGAAACAAATGGTTAGGATTACTAAAGGGTCTTGATCAAAAGCAATGGCAAATTACTAACGTAGTCAAACTAAGAGTAGCCGGAATGGAAGATGCGTCAGTATAAATTTCAGGTACCTATAAATTCAAAACAACTTAGAGGACAGTTATTTCAATATCTATATAAAAGTTGTGATGTTAAAACAATAGAGTGCGCTGAAGATTTAGAAGAAGACAGATTACTTGCTTTTAGTCATCCATTTGATAATTGGGTGTTTGAGGCAATAACAAAAAATAAAAATATAAATTTTTTCCATATAGATAACGGATATATAGGTAACCACAATTATAAAAAGCCGTGGTACTATCGTATAAGTTATAATTCATTACAAAACACAAAAGTAAAACCTATACAGTATTCAAGAAAAGATTTGCTTGAAGTAGACAAAAGTCTATGGAGTGAATGGAATGAAAAGGGTAATTACAATTTACTTGTAATGCCAAATCCAAGTAATATATTCAAATACTTAGGAAAGGATTACACAACCTGGAGACGTGATACGGTTAAATACTATGAAGGTTTGAAAGTCCCTGTTAAGATCAGAGAAAAGGAAGGTAAACGCAGAGCAAGATTTCAGTCAATATTTCCGCTAATGCGTGATTCGAAAAAAGTAATTACACATCATAGTATGGCCGCGGTAGAAGCTCTATGTTTAGGTAAGCCTATTGAAATCCTTGGCGAAAGTGCTGTACAACACTGGCAAGGACAGTTTGGTTTTGATAGGACACAAATGTTAGAACATATTGCTTGGAGTCAATTTAGCAGAGAAGAATTCCAAGATGGACTAGCATGGAAGTGTACCTTCAAGTATCAGGTAGGGATAGATGTATAAAACTATAGACGGATGGATGACTACAGAATTTGATATTTGCTTAAAAAGTGCCAAAAAACAAGGCGGCGGCAAAATTGAAGAATATCAAAACTGGGAACTTAATTGTGCTATGAGTTATTGTAGTGATTTAAGAGTAGCAGTTGATGTAGGAGCACATGTAGGAATAACTGCTTACCAACTAGCAAGATCTTTTGAACATGTACATGCTTTTGAAATCAATCCAATGATTTATAAATGCTTACAAAAAAACTTAAAAAACAAAAATATAGAAAATGTCACAACATATCCTGTAGGGCTAGGACAAAATGAAGAGACAGTTGAAATAAACACAACAAATAAAAGTTTTGGAACACATGTCCGTCCAAATAGTTCAGGCACAGGAAATTGTATAGTTAAACCATTAGATTTTTTCAATATAAAAAATGTAGATTTTATTAAAATAGATGCTGAAGGATACGAGCCCTTTGTTGCTATGGGCGGACTAAAAACTATAGAAAAATGTAAGCCTATAATCCTGTATGAAAGAAAAGATCACCCTATGAGGTATGGTTATAACAGTGAAAGTATTAGAAATATCCTTATGGATTTAGGATACAGAATGATACGTAAAATAGGTAGAGGCGAAAAAAATGCTGTGCTAGGTTATCGCCCGGGAATGGCACCTGATGTTTAAATTACCAAAACTACAAGGACAAAGTGTTCCTCATAGTGAAAAATATATTATATATTTTAGTTGTGATTATAATTATTTTGATAGACACGGGTTTGCTTTACAACAAAGTATTAATAGAACTGTAAGCTGGGTTCATGTACATTGTCATATTATAAACGAAGGGAATATGAACACAACAGTATTAGATACACTAAAAGATGCCTATAAATTTACATACAGTTATGAAAATGTAGACGATCTTTTTTATCACGATATGCCAAAAAATAAATCAAAAATGAAGGAAGGTTTTGATATATTTAAAACACGGGATATAGATTATATAGGACGTAGAACATATCTTGCTAGTGTGAGATTTATGAGAATGAAAGAGTTATTCACTTTACCTGATCAACATATTTTACAACTAGACTGTGATAGTATTCTACGCAACGGCTTTCATATGAACGATTTTATTCATTTAACAACACATCCTGCTGTTATGCCCAAACCAAAAGACAAAGGTGTATACATTGCTAGTGCTTTGAGTATTGGTACAGGAGATGCTGGTATGACATTTAGAAAAGTCTTTTCAGATGCTATGATTGAAGGCTTTGAAAACGGCTGTTATTGGTTCATTGATCAAGATATCTTACGTAGCGTAGCTAATAATTGGGCAACAAATGGAAATAGTTTAGCACATATAGGATACAAATGGAATGCTTGGGGACTTAAGAGAGATGAAATTTTTAGCACAGGCAAAGGCAATAAGAAAAATGATATTCGATATCTAAGAGCACAATTTAATTGGTTACCTATACATTGGAAAGAAAAGTTACGTAAAGAGGTACAAGGCATATGAAGGGCTATATTGTATATCTACCTGAATATGAAAGTAGTGTTCAAATGGCTGAAAGAGCGTATGCCACTGGTTATGAAAACGGATGGGACCTAGGATTATATGCGGGCATAAACGGAAAAAAACAAGGACTTAAAGATTTTGGTTTGTTGCCTACATTAGAAAGTAAAAAAGCAAACAAGTTAATGAAACTGCCTGGCGTTCAAGGGTGTTTCTTAAGTCAATATTTACTTTGGAAAAAGTGTAGTGATACAAATACAGCAATTTGTATATTTGAGCATGATGTAATATTTCAAAAACCTATGGGCGATATTATAAAAACAGACGTATATAAATTTGAAGGATTCAAAAGAGCTAAACCTATAAAAGCAGGTAATTGGTATGAAGGTGCTAGAGCTTACTGTATTCAACCTAGTGGTGCTAGGAAAATATTAAATTGGGTACACACATATGGAGCTATGCCTGCTGATTGGATGTTGTGTGACGGCATAGTTGAAATGGAATTTGATATGGAATCAAAAGTTACATATAAATCAGATGAAAGTTACACAAGGAACTTGGCATGAAACGTTTGATATACCAAGTTGCTGTTGGCAAACAAAGTAATCTATATCAACACTGTATCAATAGTGTGAAAAATTACTGTAACAAATATAATATACAACACATTGTCCAAACAGAACCTATTCTTAAAATTAGACCAGATTTAGAACGTACAGGTAGAAGCAAAGAAGCAGTAGAACGTTTAGGATATTTGCCAATATACGAAAAAGAAAATGCGTTTGAACATATTGATAACTTTGATCAAATTGCTATAATTGATAGTGACATCTATATAAGATCAAATGCTCCAAACATATTTGACGACTTGTCGCAAGAATATGCTTTTGGTGCTGTAGTAGAAAGAGACTTGCCTTGTGCTAAGAAATACAAAAGTAAAATTAGGAAATATAGTAAAAGTGCGTTTAGTAATCTTAAAGATGTAGATTGGAAATGGAACGAATTGGGTGCTGAATTTTATAATATGGGATTAATGGTTATAAATTGTAAAAACTTTAAGCAATACCTACGTAATCAAACTGCTAAAGAATTTATCTCTAGATCTGAATTTAAAGATTTTGTAGATGGCGTAGGATTTTACAAATGGTCCACAGATCAAATGTTACTCAACTGGTGGGTCAAAAAGGAAAGTATTCCAACAAAAAATATGGACTGGAGATGGAATGGACTATATAAAGGTATAGACGACAATTACTTACCACAAGCACATTTTATACATTTCTTTTTAAAAGATAAATTACCACAAAGAGGTGAAAATGTGCCAGCATTAATGGAGGCAATCAATGCGTAAACTCTTTATACATATTCCAAAAAATGGCGGAATGACAATACGTCATAGCGACTTACTAAAGAAAAAAGTAATGATTGTAACAAAAGATAAATTAATTTCTCCGGATTATTTACAAAGATTAAATCGTACTATGAAGTCTTTAGGTGATCATCATGGAATAGGTCATGCTAGGTATAGAGATGTAAAAGACTGGACTAAAGAACATGGTGCGTTTGCTATTGTTCGTAATCCTTGGAGTAAAGTAGTAAGTAGATATCTTTTTGCTAAACAAAGTATAGAAAATGGTGCTAGTCCGGTAGACTACGCTGATGTTCGTAGTTTAGATCATTTTATTGAAGAAAGACACAAATGGGCAGATAAAGAATTTTTATGGCATAGAGCAATAAGAGGTTGGTTCCCACAATTAGATCATGTTGTTAATAACGAAGAAAAAGTTAGTTGTGATATTATAAGACTAGAGCATATGGATTCAGAACTTTGTGATTATTTTGGTTTACAAAGAATGACCGATGCTAGAAATATAACTACTATAAAAAAAGATTATAAAGATTTATATAATGATAAAACAATTCAAGTTATCGCAGATTGGTATAAAAAAGATATAGAGTATTGGGGATTTGATTTTGATTCAAGTGCTCAAAAAAATTATTGGAGTATAGGCAAATGATGTTTGGAAAAAATCAAGGTACAG